TTCTGCATCTTCATTATTGAATGCTTTTCTTGTTTCGTCGAGTTCTTCTTGGAGAAAGTTAATTCTAAACTTTAAAAACTCTTTAAGCTTTTCATCGTCTTGCATACTATATCTAACCCATTCGCGAGTTTGATATTTAGTCTGCATGTCATGAATGTCTTGTACCCAATCTTTACTCATTTTCAAAATACTCCACTAGTTCGTTATATCCACCAATATTTTTATCTTCAACTACTATCTGCGGAAATGTTCTTGCAGATGGAAATTTTTCAAAAAATTGCGGTGGAGTATAATCCTCATTAAGCATTAAGTATTCGTACTCAACACCTTTTTGTTCGCATAATGTTTTAGCCATATTACAGTATGCACAAGACTCTTTACCGTATATAGTAATCATTATACTAACTTAAGTCCTGGGCCTGTGGCTAATTCAATACCTGAAGTTGCTCTTACAACTTCTTTTACAAGTTCTTCACCAGGTTCCGCAACAAACATTACGTGTGCTTCACCAATAACAAAGTCTTGTCTTTTTGCGTAAGGTACAAATGGAACCATTCCAATTTTACCTTCACCGGCCGGCACTAAAAGAATTGCATCTTTTAATGTATAGAATCCTTTGTCAAAAACGACTTTGGCGATTATTTCTTCTCCAGTCGAGAGTCGTACGATTTGTATATCTTTCATAAGATAGTCCTTTTTAATTTAATTTTAGCTATTATAACACAGTTTATTTGAAATGTCAACCTTTTTCTTTAAATAAAGATTCGACATTAAAGTTTTCATATTGTTCTGGCATTGGCATTGGTTTTACCCAAGTGATTTCTCTATTATATGGATTATATGTTTCACCTTTAAAATAATCTTCCATACAAACAAGTTCACCAGGAAACTCTTTATACATTTTAGCCATTTCTTCATACCGTTCAACAAGACCACGAATTAATGGAAATGCTCTTTCGTTCTCACCAAAGTTTGGTTGATCTTCTAAATCAACAGTAATTCTATAAGGTTCATCTTCTTTACCCATTGTTGCTAAATGAATTTGTCTTTGATTTTCAGTCATGTTTCGAAGATAATCTCTTACATTTCTTTTAAATCCAGTACCACCAAAGTTTCCATCTTGTCTTACTGCAACCCAACTTTCACATTGAGCTCTAAAATCTCTTCTATAAAGATAGTAGATTCTATCTACTGCATTCAATATTCTACTTACATGTTCTTCATTTCTTACTTGAATTGGAATTAATTTAAAACAACATGGGTGTCCGGCTTCAAGTTGTTCTATAAATCTTTCATGACTTATACAAGCTTCTCTTTCTACAGGATCCTGATATTTTTCCATCTCTTTCCAAGGTGAATTAATCAATTGCCATTTTGCTCTTGCTTCACCTAGATCATAAGGTCTTGGATCACTAAACATTTCACCTTTATAAGGCACACCATATTCTTCTGCTTTTTTTAATGTAAACGACGTACTCGCTGTACGATAATTTGCGATAATTGCTATTCTCATGTGAAAAAATCCTCGATTGTATTTACTTTTTCTGATTTCCAGCCAAGAGGTTCGATAATGTTCTCTACTGGACTGAGAAATACTTTTGAGAATTGTGTATCATAATCAATATACTTGTCTAAGCCGAGTTCTTTCGGAAGTACACCAGGAAATGAAATCATATTCTCACGTATTGGATTCGGTACTTTAAGGTATAAGAATTTAATCTTATCACCTGACTGAATCTTTTCATATTTCTTATTCAACTTATGCTGTTCAAGGAAGTGATTATAAAGAATACATCCTCTTACATGCATAGGGCAACCTTTTTTGTATAGGTTGACTTTGTCCATATATTTATTGATATTGTCTGTGCCTGAAGTTTTAGCAATTTCTTCAGGTGGAAGTTTTCTAAATTCAGTACGGAAGTTAGCAATAAATTTTTGTGTTGCTTCTTCATCACCACCGAGTATTACTTCAAATATATCTTTCATCTTATCACGACAAACTTGTGGTGTCGATGATCTTACTGATTCAAGACCAGTAACAGAAACTTTTGGTTTTTCATAATGAACACCTTCACTATTAAGTGTATTCAAAATGTATCTTTTCTTTGCGATAAAGATAGAACGATCAGTAATCTTTTCTCGTTTCATTACCATCGCATTACGATAAGCACCCATGTCAGATCGAAGCTTTTCATAACCAGCTTCAATAACTTGTTCAATCTTTGTAGAACAAACTTTGTCTAAGAATTCTTCACCTTGCTTACGGTCAATGTCTACTGTACCAAATACTTCTTTTACTAATGGACTAAAGTTTACATAAATCGAATCGGTATCGATATACACAATATAATCTTTATTTTCTGTGTTGAGTATCTTATTGAGATATTCATTTACAGATTTTTGAGCATATCGAATACTTAATTGACCAGATGTAGTAATTGCTTCCGCCATTTCGTTAATATAATATAGGAAGTAGATATTTGCTGTTGCGCCATAAAGAGAGTTCATAGCAATCTTGATTGACATTTGAGAATTATGAAGTTGATTCATTTCTCGTTTGAGTCTTTTCTTTTCAGCAGGATCTGTTTCAATCTCGAATTGCTGTTCGACTGCAATCATTTGTTTCTTAATTACAGAACGATTATTATAGTATTCGTCAATGATACTTGGAATAATACCAACCTTATCGTTTCTAAAACAGACACCATTTGCAGCAACAGACATATTTGGATTTGTATTTTTAAAATCACCATTGAGTACCATGTCTTGTGTTACTACTTCTCTTTCCTGCGGCATATATGTTTCAGGTGACATATTGTATTGCAACATAAGATGTGGATATAGAGAGTTTAAGTCAAATGATACAACCCACGGATACATTCCAGGTTTTGGATCTTTTACATAACCACCTACAAGTTCACCTTGACGAATTCCAGGAGAGTCTTTAATAGGAGGCACAACTTTATCTTTAATTAATCTACGATAGATAGTTGATTCCCAAATTCCTACAGTACCAAACGCATCACCAAAGTTTACACCACCACCATAAGCAACTGTCATAACTAACGCGAGAAGAGATGTTTCTTCTTCCATTCTTTGAATGAGGTGTGTATCTTTTAAGTTATAGTCAAGATAGAGTTGTGGGTTTTCATCATATAATGCAGTCAATGAGCCATATTCAGAATAATCAAGTTTCTTTTCACCAAGAATAACATGAGCAATATGGTCAAGTTTATATGATTCTTGTGGACCATACTTATAACCAAACTTTTTAAAAGCATCCATGTAGTCAATTACAGACATACCAGAAATTTTGTACGTTGATTGTACTTTACCAAATACTTCACGACGTCTTTGATCAATCAATTTCCAAGGTGAAAGTTTCTTTGCAGATTCTTCACCAAGTAGTCTTATGATACGTGTTACGATATATTGAATATCAAAGTATTCAACGTTCCAACCAGTCACGATGTCTGGATAGTCAGCGGTCCATAGTTTAATAAATCCTTGGAGAAGTTGAACTTCAGTATCGAACTGCGCAAAAACAATGTCATCAGGATCAATACCAGTTATTGTTTTTGTTTTATCGTATTCTTTACGACCAAGTAGGAAATATTTTTTAGACTTAGATGATTTATATGCGATAGAAGTAATTTCATTATTTGCTTGTTCGATATCAGCAAATCCATCACGAATATCAACCTCGATATCGAAAGATACGATGTTAACATCTGAAATATTAAATCTTACTTCTTCTGGATAATGTTCTTGAATAAATTGAGTAATGAAGTTTGTTGAACCATATACTTCAAAACCTGCTACACCTTTGTACTCTTCAACAAAGTTTTTAGCTTCTCGCATTTCACCAAATTTTTGAGGATGGAGAGATTTACCACCAATCAACGACTTGAAATCACCGCCTTTCTTAGGTGTATGCAAATAAAGCGTAGGCTTAAATGGAACACGATACGAAAAACGTTTACCGTTCTCGTATCCTCGCCATAAAATATTCTTACCGTAACGTTCTACGGAAGTGTAAAATGAAGTCATTGTCATAATCTACTTTTGTAAGAGGGTACCATTATAACATAGGTACCCGAAAATGTCAACTGCTTTATGCACTTTTATGTACGTAAAAGTGTAACTTGTATGCACTTATATGTACGTAAAAATGCATCATGCAGCAATTTCACTAAAGTTTTTCACTTTATCAAATCGAATTGCAGTATCAAATTTATCTGCAAATTGGTCTCCTCTATGTGATATCACAAAGATATTATCATCTGAGTTCAAACTATGTAATGTTTCAATCAGACTTTCAATACCTACACTATCAAGTGCACCATCAAGAGTTTCATCGAGTATTAAGAGGTTAGTGGATACTGAGTTACGTAATTTTGCAACAGATCTCCATGCTAACATAATTGATAGAGTAATACGAAGTTTTTCACCTTCACTAAATGATGCGTAAGAGAAATTATCTCTAAATCGAGATCGTATTACTTCATTAAAGTTTTCATCTAATTGGAAGTCAACAAAAAGATCAAAGGCCGCAAGATACTTATTAATCAGTTTATTCATTACTGGAATATATTGACTAATAATACGAGCTTTAATTCCACCATCTTTAAGTATTGCTGAAACAACACCAAGTACGTCATATTCTTCTAAAAGTTCTTTACGTTCTTTAACAAGTTTTTCCAATTTTGTTTGAAGTTTATGTAGTTGTGTAGTATCTACTTCTTCTACTTCACGTTCAGCATTCTCAAGTTCATGTTTAAATGCAAGTAAAGCATTCTTAGACATTTTAATTTCTGCACGTATTTCTGAGATCTGAAAATTTAATGTTTGTATTTTGTCTTCTACTTCACTAATTTCGTCTATACGAGTTTGGTAGTTTGAAATTGATGTATTCACTTCATCAAGCTTTTCGTCAATAAGAGATTTCTTTTCTGATCTTTCATCTACAACTTTTTCTTTAAAGTCATGCGCAATACCTTGTTTACAAGTTGGACAATTGTCATTATCATGATAGAAGCTGAGTTCTTTATCAATATTACGTCGTGCAATTTCCATATCTTGTCTCATAGAATTTGCTTTATCGAATTCTTCTTTAACTGTTTTCTTATCAGCTATTTCTTCATATTTTTCTTTAATCTCACTATCAATAACAGAAATAGATTCTTGTTTTGATTCAATTTCAGAAATATGGTTATTCATCTTAGTACGAATCTTATCAACCTCAGTTTCTTTAATCTTACGAATAGCGTCATTATTTTCTTGTACTAAAAGAATATTGGCTTCAGTTACTTCGTTCTTATATTCGTTTTCATTAATACTATTTTTAGTCTTATTGATTTGTTCTTTTGCAAGAATACCCATTGTACTAAACACTTGAATATCAAGTAAGTCTTCGATAATTTCTCTTCGTTGTTGAGCCGGTAATTCCATAAAAGGAACATAGGTTGCACTACCAAGTACTACAATCTGATTAAATGATTTATAATTAATACCAAGTATATTGTTTTCAAGGTATAATTGATAATCACGTTTAGCAGCATCTTGATCAATCATTTGGCCATCTTTATAAATCTCAAAAACATTTGGTTTCATGCCTCTACGAATCATGTAGTTGTTTCCACCTGCAGCAAAAAAGATTTCAACTAATAATCCTTTTTGATTAATAGAATTGATAAGTTGAATTTTATTTACTTTACGAAATGGCTTGCCATATAAACCATAAACAATCGCATCGAGGATTGTACTTTTACCTGAACCATTAGATCCACTAATTAAAGTAGTTGGCTTATCACCGAGTTCTATTTCTGTAAAGGTATTTCCTGTTGATAATATATTTTTGTATCTTACTTTCTTAAAATTAATTCGCATTATAATTCCATAGCTTCATGATATAAGTCATCAATTGTCTTTTTAATTTTTAATTTATCAACTTGAGTTTCAAGAGATTCAATATAGTTGTGTAGTATTTCAGTAGTGTCTTTTGTTTCATCAAGAATCTCATCAACACCTGCTGTTTCAAGATTGAGATTATCATCAATTGCTTTTACATCAACTGCTCCACATTCACTTATTCTACTCATAAACATATCGTATAGGTAAGCGTTTGTACGATTCTTAATAATAATTTTTACAAAGGTGTCTTTATATCTATCTACATCGTATGAAGCAACATCATCGACTGTCCAGTGTTCATCATCATAATCTATTTTAAAGAATACTCGATTTGGATTTTCTATTTTTTCCATTTTACGAGTTTGAGTATCAAACACATGGAAACCTCTACTACCATTGTAGTCAGACCATGTCATTTCATAAGGTGCACCAAGATATTCTATATTGCCATATCGAGATGGATGATGAAAATGGCCTGAGTATACATCTTCAAATTGTTTAAACACATCTACTTCTAAACCATGTGTGCATAAAGCACCTCTCATCATTTCGAATCCTTTGACTTCTAAATGGCCCATTACAACATTTGCATCAGATTCTTTGATGATTTTAAAGTTTTCTTCTGCGTTCTCTTTACTAATCCAAGGAAGCATAAGGAACTTTGTTCCGTCGATTTCTAAATGTTCTGCAATATCTTGATAAAGAGTAAAAGATGGATATTCTTGTAATAAGAGATTCATGCTGTTAACATCATTCATATTACTATAATAAGTATCATGATTACCGATGAGCGCATGAAAATTTATATTACGTTTTGCTAATTCATCAAATAAAAATTCTTTTCCTTTTTGTAGACTTACGTAATTGATATACTTCCTACGATCAAAGGTATCGCCGAGATCGAATACTGTTGTAATACCATGTTCATCGATATAAGGAAAAAATACCTCTTGGAAAAATTTTCTTTGAACTTCATGAAAAACACGACTGTCTCCTCTAGCACCGATGTGAATATCGGTTACGATTGCTATTTTCATGCTACTCCTTGGCTGCGGCTGTATTTAAATCTAATACATCTGTATTTAAATCTAATACAACGTCATCATCAGTCTTTGTCACTCTAACACTGTGATCTTCAGTTTGTTTTAAAGCGGAAAGATATTTTGCTAACATTCCTCTTTGTTTTACAATTTTAGTTTTCTTTTTCAATGCTCTTTCATATTTAACACGTGATACTACCTTATTAAAAGTAATACCTTGAAGGTGTTCATATTCATGGATAAAACATCTTGCTCCATATCCTTCTACTTTACCTTCTTGCGGTTGCATATTTTCATCAAACCATTTTGCAATGACGAAAGCTGGACGTTTAATTTGCATAAACACATCTGGAAAACTTAGACATCCTTCAACTTCATTAATTTCTTCTGAACTTACTGACACAATTTCTGGATTAATTACCATGATTGCAGTTTCAGCATCTTCACCCATAACAAATAATTTATAGTCAAGTCCAACTTGACATGCAGAAAGACCGAGACCTTTCTTACTAATCATAAGTTCTACCATGTCTTTCTTAAGTTGTACTGGATCAAATCCAGGATTCTCAAGATCAACATCCTTTAACTCCTTCGCCAAAATTGGGTCTGGAAAATATACTAGTTTCATAATTTACCTTCTTCTCTCATCTGTTTACGAATTTTAGTAGCAGAGATTTTATGGACATCCGCTCCTAAATCATGTTCTGTAAAAGTATAACCAACACCACGTCCATAACTAATATCGACAATGTTTGGGACCACAAGGATCATATACTCTTTACCTTCTGTGTATCCTGCATCTCCGAGACCTTTCTTAATCCCATCAATAACAGCAATTTCTCCAAAGGGATTGTCGGTCTGATCTGTTGTACGACCAGCTCCTGCATCTCCTTCATATCCATAAACTTCACGTACCATTATAACAACTTGTCCGGTAATTGTCAAGGCTTTTTCAAATAATTTTGTGTGACCATCGTGCCACGGTTGCCATCTTCCTAACATTTGAACTGTTGGCTTCTTATAATCAAATGCGTCTTCTGGGTTAAACATCCTTTTGTACTCCAAATTTAATGTACTTATACCATACACGTTCGTGATAATAATATAAGATCATTTTAGTAGCAACCTCAAATCCGGCGATCATACCAGCCCAATCTACTTGTCCTGTAATTAACCAAGCAAGTAAAAAGGTATCTGTTGTTGCTAAGACTCTCCATGTTAATGTTTTTGCGACATGACGTTTTGCACTTACCTTCTCTGCCATTGTGAAAACGCCTTTTCTAAAATTGGTTCAAGTTTTAATTCTTCTTGAGGTCTAAATGAATCTACTATGTAATCAATACTATCAACATCAGGAGCTTCAAAGACTTTATTCGTATCTTCAAATCTACCTTCATCAATAGTATT